TTTTGTTGCCGTGGGCGGTACGCCCTGTGCGCCAATAATCGCACCGTCTTTGCGGCACTTTACCCACACAAACGCAACGCCTCGAAAGTGCAACCCCCACGCCGCAATCGCTGAAATTGCAAGATCAAGCCTGGGGCAAGTTGCCCATAGAAACAAGGCACCCTGATCTCGAAACAAAGCACGAACAGGCAAATCGCAAATGGCCTCCAAAGTCATCAGATCGTAGTGCTTTGCGGCGGCGGCATTTTTTTGACCATCGCCGTACATAGGCCACGGTGGGTCCGCATAGACCAAAGCATATCTACCCAACTCCGACTCTAAGCAAGCATCACTCACCTATAAACCCCAACCTCTTTGCACGGGCAACCGCATCACTAAGATCCTCCTGTATGTTGGGATCGTTTACGAGCATTTCTGCCAAGACGCGCATTGCTTCTTCTAAGTTTTTCTCGGTCGAGCTTTGCAATGTCGAAATCATTTTCTTCCAACCAGTCTCTGATATAGGGATCGTCCAGGAAGATGTCTTGCAGCTTGACCACCATCTGATCGTGAACCGCCAGAACCCGCTGCCGCGTCACGCCCCATTTCTTCCCAATATCCGACCAAGTAGCAGGTTTGAAGCACTCCTCTGACCCGGTTCCAATATCTTTCGGTGGCGGTTTTTCGTTTTCCATGTGGTCCCCCATTGTGAATCCTCGCCAATGTCTCGGGCCTCATATCAGGAGCGTACCTAGCCCAATATGCCATCATGATAGATTCAGCATAAAGCTCATCACGGACATCATCATAACACCCACCGATGTTCGGCATGTGTTCAATCGCATCTTGCCAGTAAGCACGAGTAATCTGATACGGCCCAAGCTCACCTGCTGAACCTACCGCGTTGGCCGGATCTTCGTGACCTCCGGTTTCAACCATTCGGATCGACTCAAAAAGGTATTTCAGATTCGACGGGTTCATCAAAACCTCGCTCTGAAAGTCGGCCCGTTTCTGTGCTGTAGCGGAGTTCGACACATCGACCTGTTTCTCCGGTGTATCTGTTCTTGAGAACTCTGACGGTTGTGACATTGGCTTCTCCTTCATCGTCTTGTTGGTTCCGTTCCAAACCCAAAACAATATCGCTGAGTTGAGCAATAGCGTGACTACCACGCAACTGAGCAAGACTTGTGACAGCACCCTCTTCATGGCCTCGGCCCTCCGGTCTGCGTAAGTGTGAAACAAGGAACAATGAACAATTAAGTTCCTCACACATCGACCGAAGCTGGGTCATGACTTTATCTATTTCACGCCTTTCATCTCCACCGTCCATACCACTGACCACGATTGACAGGTGATCCAGGACAATGTGCGTAGCTCCCATGCCCCGAACCATGTACCGGATCTTTGCAAGTAGGTTGTCACATGCCATAGATCCGAAGTGGTCGTAGAGAAACAACTTACCGTGAGCTACTGACTTGTTGAAAGCCTCCCGAAGCTCGTCTTCAGTAAAGCTCCAATCATGTGGAGCCTTGTTCAAGTGGATTCCCATGAACCCCCTGGCTGTACGCTCAACAGATTCTTCGAGGGCGATATACCCGGTGGGGTGTCCCATCTGCATCAGCCAGTGCGCGATTTCCCTGCACACGCAGGACTTTCCGACACCTGTACCTGCACACAAAGTGACCAACTCTCCCAACCGGATTCCGTGGGTCTTGTCATTCAGCCCAGTCCAAGGGTAAGGCACTGACTCAACTTCGCCCTCTGCCAACACCCGTTCCCACAGGTCACCGCCAAGCACCACACCATCTGGTCGATAGGTCTTCGCCTCATAAACCGCACTGACAATCCCTTTGATGTCTCGGTTCGTCAGTAGATCGTTGGCATCTTTTCCCGCAATGCCTGAAACAATCTTGGCCTTGCCGGGTGACAGTAGAAGCGCACACTCGTTGGCGGCTTCCCGTCCTGGTGCATCGTTGTCAAAGAAGAACACAACCTGATCGAACTTCTCAAGGAACTCCAGTGAATTCTTGATTGACTTGGCCGCACCCTTCGCACCGTTTGGAACTGAAACCACGGGCCACTTGTTCCCAAAGGCTTGGCTGACTGATAGGCAGTCGATCTCTCCCTCGGTGATGGTAATCATCTTGCCACCATCTTTGAACAGATGCTCACCGAACAGCCCCTCGAACTTGCCGACCATCATGAAAGATTTGTTAGCGAACCGGAGCTTCTGCCCTACCAACTTACCATCGGCAGAACGGTATGGCGCAACATGACACTTATTGCCGTTGTGTTCTCCAACCTTATATCCATACTTTTCGCAGGTCTTGTTGCTCAACCCACGGGCTGACAGCGATACGCACTCTCCATCAACAAACCGTGCATCCTTGACTTCGGTTTCCACCTGTTGAACCTCTCCATTGCTTTCTCTGTGGCCGCACCCAAAACACCACGCATGTCCGTCATCGTATCGGGCAAGGTTATCTTTGCTCCCGCAGTTCGGGCATGGCTCGTGGTGCAAAAATTGTGATGATGATTCGGGGTCCATGCTCGTCTTCGTAAACCTTTTTTCCACTGCACTTCACAATCTGTTCATCGTCTAACCACAAAATACCGTTCGCAGAATCCAGGATTCCCTTCATGTAGTTATCAACGTCGCCCCGTGGAGTGTCTCGCTTTGTTGTCTTCGGCCTCTTGCAATAAAACTCAAGGTGAACAGACAACTGACCAGACAACGGCTCGTCCAAGTCCATCGCCTCCAATGCGATCTTCGCATCCTTGCGGAACTTGGTATACCTCTTGCCGTAGTAGGTTCCCCACTTCGACACACGAGGTCTACTGGCTGGGACAGGCTCCACGGGAACGACGATTTTAGAAATCGAAGTTATCTTCATCCCCCGATGATGCCTTTGCAGGAGTCTCGAACTCAAAGTCGAACTCATCCAAAGAGTTGTCGCCGTTGTACTCCAACAGGTTCAACACCTGAACCGTCTTGATCCGAAGCGTCATGCCAACCCCCATGCTCGGGACGTACCAGACGTAGGGTTCAAACCCAACTCGGATCTCGCTGCCCGAACCGACGCGCCCCTCGACTGGCTTCCTCGTTTTGTCAACCAGAAGCACTCGGGTTTCGACGGTCTCGCCCTCGTACTCATAGCTGCTCTTGTTCTTAAACTTGAACTCGATTTCACCTGTTTCGTTGCCCTGGTCATCAACAACTTCTGACCACGGAAGGTTGGCCTTCTTCAACTTCTTGTTCTGTTCCTTTGCGTGATCCGCGTAGCCCTGCTTGTAGAACTCAGTCAGTTTTTCAATAAAAGGCTTTGCATTTTCAGCAGTCAGCTTGAGCGTAACCTTATATTCCGATGTGTCCCAACGGGTATCTGGTTCATTGAGCCAAGGCCAAACTGCAATCCCTGCGGGGCTTGTCATCATTATCTTCTTCTTCTTTTTTTGTGCCATTCGATTCTCCTTCAAGAAAAGTAGTAATCTGATTTCATTACTTCGTTTAGGTCTAAGTTTCCAAGCGGTGGGTGGTCAGGTAACTCCACACCGACAGGCAACAACAGTTCTATTTCCCTGCGGAACTGCTCAAGCAGGTTCGGTGTAAACATCTGCACCGTACATTGTCTCGTCGCCGTTGCTAACGTGCCGCTGTGCTTCGCAGTTGTAGCATAGGCATCATGTACCATAGCAAACTGACTGACTCCTGCACCAGCGCAGAGATTCACAACATAAGCCTTAAGTGCAGCATCCAGGGCATGAACAAAGTTGGGGCATATTCCGTTGATGTTTTTTCTCGGAGATGCTTCACCGCGCCCATGCTGCAAACGATGACGGCGGATCTTGTCACCGATGCTTGTCTTTACCTCATAGCTTGATTGCTTCTCGTAAAGCTGCTTGACCAAGAAGCCGGAGGGCGATGACCACATTGGGGTGACCCCATTCCGCATACAAATCCTTGCAACTTCACGCAGCCAATCCATACAAACACGGGCTGACGAAACAACATCACCAATAGATTCCCAAATGAGATCGGACAGGTAAATGCACGGCTTGAACAACTCGGGGAATGGGTTCTCCACTCCAGGACGTATAAGCATGTCTTGGAACCACTCGATTGTGTACTCCTTGCATGACTGCCGGGTTGAACCATACACAATCACCATTGTTTGCCTCTTTGTAGTGCTGCGTGTGATTCCGAACTTCAACCAACCCTTTGCATACTCATGTGTATCTGTCTTCAACCGAGCAATCACACGATCTGCAACCATTTGGTAAGGGTCTTGCGGTCGGTCACTGGGAAGTATGTTGGTGTTCCGTGCGGTCTCAACATCACGAAGCAAGATTGCATAGATGCCCAGTCCCTGGTTACTTGCATCTTGAGACACGGGAGTTCGTGACACATACCCATAGCCTTGTTGCAACAAGTTACCGATGTCCATTGCAACAGCAAGGAATTCCCACGGCTCATCCGCATCTTTCCACTGAGTATATCCAAGTGGATCTTTAGCAATGGACTTGAAAAGGTCTTCGTTCTCCCAGACCCATTTCATTCTGTAGTCAAGAGGCTTTTTGTCATGTCCCCAAGTGTTTGCAGCTTGCAGTGCCAACCAGTTCGCATCGTTCTGGTTGTCGATGGTGTCACCGTTTGAAAACTGCAACAACGCCTTTGCAACTGATGCACCCTGACAGTTCAACGGTGAGGGAATGTCATAGGTACGACCACGAAAGTCACACTGCTTTGGAAACCAAATCGGCCTGCCTTTGAACTTGTTTGCAAGGTAAAGAATCTTGCCTAGTTGAAGACGTTTGGACTTGTCTCCGTTGTTAATGCGATGAACTTCCGCAGCGTGTCGCCGCCAGTTCTTTTGTTGAACAGGGTCTTCCCAATCCTCGGGTCGAACAGGTAGTTCGTGATCCTGGTTCGTGGGCAGTCCGCCAACTTGATGGTTCTTTTCATAACTGTACTCGACACATTTTAGGACTTCCTCATTGATCCTCCACGCAGTGTCCTGCTCGTGACCGATTGCTTCGTACACGACAGGCATGTCAGTTGCGTTCAGTTGTTCAAGGAAGTTCTTGTCGTAACTCTTGATTAGAGGACGGCGGCGAACCTCTTCACTTGTGTAGCCTCCGATATAAATAGATTGCCAATGTAGAGGCTTGGTCACCATAGGCATGAAGACAGGTGCCAGGATTTCGTGGTAGCCGTGGGCCTTCTTGATCCACATCAACAAATCATCGGTAGCCATGACCATTGTTGATGATCGGTTAAAGATGGTGTTGACAGTCTTGATCTCGATCAGTCCGGTTGCTTCACGCATCAACTCCACCAAGACTAATCCAACGGAACATGCAACCTTGCCAGTCCACCTCGGCAACACCACACCCGCACCCTTGGCAGTCTTGTGAATGAACCGCCGCTTCTGGACATAGCCGCCATGCTTCTTCGTCTTGTCGAACAAAGTCTTCCAGAGTGCTGGCTCCTCTTCCTGGATCTTGCGGAATCGGTACTCATCTTCGAGGTACTGACCCAGCTTTACACTGATCGCGGTAAGAGACCGACGCTGACTTATGCCGTCGAGGACAGTCCTTGCAGTCAGAGCAGCAACCAAGTCAGAGGGTAGGAGTTCTATGTATTCAAGACAACGATGCCTACGACCCGGACCAGTCCGTGCGTTGTGGCACCAGAAGTCAATACTCTCTTGTAACTTTATGATGGACTCACCGAGCAACCTCTTGGCTACTGGTGAGTACGTTTCCATCTCATTCTCTTGGCCTCGGGACACCTTAGACCAGTAACGGTCTCGTCCCATTTCAACCATCTCTCGGTCTAAGTCCGATTGGCGCATCCGTGCATCCCTCTTCAGTGGCAATATCCTTATCACCACATGGGCTTATTTATCTGCAAAAAATGTAGCAGATTTTTCGTCAGACTACCGAAGTCAACCTGTCCATGTACTTGTTTACATCCTGAGTGCCGAGGTGAGTGTATCGCTGGGTCATCCTGATGCACTTATGTCCTGCCAACTGCTGAACCACTGAAATCGGGACTTCCTTCTGCACTAGGTTGGTGATAAATGTGTGTCGGCAAGCGTGGGCAGTAGCTTCGGAATCCTCGGTCCACCCTAGAGTTACCTGCATCTTCTTCCACTGTTCGTAGAACTTGGAATACTTCGTCCAACCGAAGATTGTGTCCTGACCAGCCTCCATCAGTTTGATCTCTTCGTGAATCAACTTACTCACGGCATCGGTCATCCGAACAGACCTGGGCCAAGAGTTTTTTGTCTCACTGAGGACGATCAGATCGCCTTGAATGTCAGCGGGAGTCAATCGGAACAGTTCACTACAACGAAGTCCGGTCTCCATGAGGACACGGGCAATGCCGGAGTACCTGCCAACAAGAGCGTCGTAAATCCTCCGCTTCTCCTCGTCGGTAAACCACCTGATCCTGCCGGAATCTTCCGACAACCGAGTAATCTTCGGTCGGTCGGTAATCGCTCCCACATCCTGAGCCTTGCCTAGAATCTTGGAAAGACATGCCAACTTCCGGTTGATGGTTGCATTCGCATTGCCCCGTGACTTCCACCGATCAACAGCAGAATCAATCAGCGGAACATCTACACGAGAAATCAAAGTATCCCCGCCAAACGCTTCAATGATCTGATTGATGTTTATCTGGGACTTGTCATCAGATTTCGTGCCAGCCCACACAGTGCGGTAGGTATACCACGCGCATTGCTCCACGGTTCTCGGGTGATGCTCACTGTTTCTACGTTCACCCAGGTCCGGTGTCTGTCCCGATTTCAAATCAGCCTTTGTTCGCAACTCCCACACTTCCGCTGATTGCCGATCATTGAATGTACGTTGATACCTTTGGTCACCCTGGTTTACAGTTGCTTGGAACTTGTCGCCACGAATTTTAATAGGCATAGACTTCCTTTCGCCTTTGAAAGTGCGTTGGTAAGCAGTCGCACCCCTGCTTGAAGAGGGAGAAAGGAGGATCTAGGGATGCACAATAACAGATCCACGCACCTTGGGGTCGTTGAGAACAGGTATCCACTGACACGGCAGGTATCGAGTCCGCCTGCCATCCTTCTTGGAGATCAACAACGGTCGCGCTCCTCTCTCTGGCTCACACTTCAGTTCGGCAATATCCTTAGCACGGCTCTTCACATGGTACTTGTTGGTGTGGACTTCGATAAGTCCAGGAAGACGCTTGGCTTTCTGTTCGGTGAGAATATCAATCATGTTGTTGCCTCACTTCCTTCAGCCTTCGCAATCGCATCGCGCAACACGTTGCCGATAGGCGCATTCGTGTAAGCCCAATGCTCTGCCGCTAACCTACACGCTTCCAGCAGGTCAGGAGCAGCAGCAAACAACCGAGCGTTAGCTAGGTCTTCCGGCTGTTGCTTCGCGTTCTGCGGACTAAACAGAGCGAAACCAATCAACATTGGGTGATCTGGGCAATCAGGATCATCAGCTACCTGTATAGCCGACATGCCGTGCTTTGATCCAGGGCCACCGGGTATAAATACCCACGGCCCAGGTGTGTGTGTGGTTTTTGTTTCAGTTGTCATCGTGTGCATCCTTTTTAACTAAGTGATCCAGTCGCCCACCTGCGGAGCGTTGTTTACGTTCAATACCTTCATAATGAAGTGCAAGCTGTGCAAGCCTCACACCAACAGATTGCAACCGATCCGCAACCCAGCGAATGTCATCGGCATCCTGGCGATAAAGCATGTGGGAAGATATCTCATAAATCACCGACTTACTTCCTCTTAGCACCGCACTGATGTCGGTGATTGACATGTCCTCAACCTCAGTTTCAGAACGTCCACTGGTCTTGTTGAGGAAACCCTCCCAAGATGCTTTAACCATCTTCTTTGGTCTGCCCATCGGGCGTACCTCCTCTTAAAAGTGAGTCCCACCTTGACATAGGTATGTAGACTAACTCCTTATCACGCCTTGATGCGTATGGATACTCCATCAACACCCTTTTACGGGTTGTTACCTGCGAACGGTGCAGTACAACATAAGGAGTAAAGTGCAGCAGCGCGTTAAGTATACGTTTCATGCTTCACCCCCTTTGACAATGCTTGTGAGCATGAGAACCATACCTGCAAACGCAGTCAGTGCAGGAAACCAGGGGTATTCCAACAAGAACCCCAACCGTCCACCCGCATCGGTTGGTGGGTTGTCGATCGAAACAACAAGAACACCCAAGAGAATCATTGACAGTATGAACATTGTGAGGCCAAGAACGTAGGCAATTTTATTGTGGTTCATCGTGTGCATCCTTTTAAGACATCTATTCTTTTCGTTCGCTTTTATCACTGACAGAAATATCTGCATCTACAGGCCGAGCATCAGTCTTTACTTTGCCCTGCTCCCATTCTTCAGCAACTTCCCTAATCCACTCCCTGGCGGCCAGAACATTCGGGTCGTGCCTGAGCGTCAATCCACGGTAGATGGTGGCAAGCCCTTTGTAGATTTGTTCATTCATCGTGATCCCTTTTTAGAACTAAGTCTGCCGTGCTTTTTCTCACACCAATCTTCGAGCAGGCAAAACTCAGCGCTCTTGCCCCAGCCATCTCGGCGATCTGGTTCCCCATACTTTTGCGTCCACTCGTAAGCTCGTAATCGAGCGGTGCCAATTCCTTCGGACACGATTTCAATAAAGGTGCGTTTGCCGAAAAGATGTGGCGTTGAGTACAGAACATAGGTTTTTGGCCGCAGTTCATTGTGCGCGTGTTCAACACGCTTGAGTTGATTCAGTACGTTCATGTCAATTTTCCTCCTGTGCGTCAACGGAATTCTCAAATGTCCATGTCCAGAAGATTTCCCCGCCGAACGAGTAGCCCATGCCTTCAACAACTGCGCGGCAGTGAGCAACGACAATGTGCTTGTCCATAAAAGCCTGTGCGGCAGCCTTGTGGTTTTCATCACCATTCAAGGCATGGTCATAACTCACGGTGACCTTGCGAGTGTCCCCCAGGCTCCCATCATCGCTGGCGATGATCCGGGCGGGACGATAGTTGGTAGGCCCGACAAATCGGGTACGGATTGCTGAACAGGTATTCATGTTGTCCCCTAACCGTAAATTGTTGTGCCGAAAACAGCGAGTTGCATCCACAAATCAATCGCAACGGGTAACGGTGCATCCTTGGAAATACACTGGAAAGTGTGCGATCTTCATTTCGGCTCCGTGCCGAGTGTACGTGTACGGTTCACCGCTCCAGTCGCGATCATCGCCGTACACGTTGCCGTTGTAGCTCCTGCCATCCTTGCGAGTGATCGCGTATCGGAAAACGTGGAAACCGAGTGAGTCCTGGTCGTTGTGGTTCATCGTGTGCATCCTTTTTCGTCTAGTTCTTTTCCAAGTTGCAACCACTCGCGGTAGTCGGTGGCCGTCATTCCTTGACTCAGTGCGGACGGAGGCCACCCTCTCGGTGATCCTTTGTACCCGTGGTCGCATACTTCGATGATGTCGCCATCTTCGATGAGAATCGAAACTCGTCGCGGGTTTCCGTTTCGGTCGTTTGGAGCCCTGAAGACGATATGTGTCTTTGTTTCTGTGGTCATGGTGTCGCCTCCAGTGCTTCTATCAGTTCGCGGTCGGTCATCGCCTGAATATCAGCAGGCATCGGGTCGAGTGCTTCAGCGATGGCGAGGAGTTGCGAGGTCTTCAGGTCTGGAACCGCTCGACATATCAGCGTCATGGTCTCGTCGAGGGTTCTCGGTGTTTCGGTGTTCGTCATGGTTGTGCATCCTTTTTACTCGGCACGTAGGGTGGATCATCTAAACTCATCGCTAAATCTGCCCATTGCACATACAGGTCTAGATTGTCCGGGTCAAGTTCAATCTTCCTTTCGATCCGATCTATCTTCAATCGAGTCTCGTTTTTTTCTGCTGCTGTCAATCTTTTATGAATCAGAAACACAGTTTGGCTCCTTGTCTTCGGTCGAGTTGCGCGGTTCATCGGGAACGATTGGCGATCCCTCGCAGCCAGACCTCCTGAGAAGTGCCAGCGGCGCGGCGTATTTCGGTGCCGACCTCGCGAAGAGTGCGCATACCTGTTGGGACCATCAACTCACGAGCGATGTTGACGTATCGTCCGACTTCGCGACCGCTCGTGGCTGTGGAGGCCGCCTCTAGGATCGCTGCGTAGACGTTGGCTACATGGTCTTGTCTGTTGTGTGTCTTTGTTTCTGTGGTCATGGTGTGCATCCTTTTCTGCGCGTTTATATGTAGCCGCACCCCTACATGGTTGATTATTCAGAAAACAAGTACCGACCACCCTCAACCTCTAGCAGGGTGCCACGTTCGCGCATCTCATCCGCTAGTGCTTGCTCGATCTCGTCCTGGTCGGTGTCGTCGTCTACGTCGATTACATCCGCGACGGCTACGCTGTACTGCTCGGCCAATTCCTGGATATCGTCATATTCGCACCATTGGCAACAAATAGCGACAACACAGAATTCGATAGGTTCGCCGCTGTCCTCTCCAAGATCCCATAGGTAATCGTACAGAACCTCATAAGCGTCATAGCTGTACTGGTCATATCGCCCCATACGCTGGAATTCGTCGCGGATATGTGAGGCGGATCGGATTGTTTGAACTAGTGCCATGGTGTGCATCCTTATATTTGTTTGGCGGATCATTCCGCTGAGTGCATTAAAAACGATATCGGGTAGAGTTGCAAGTCTACTCTAGAACATTCTGAAAAAATTCTTAAATAGCCCGATCCGATAGACGGACCAGGCTAACCAAACAAACACCAAACAAACCAAACAACGACAAACCAAACCGATTGACAGTCTACTCGGAATCGATGCATTGCAGAGGCTTACGGTCAAGCGATCGCGCAAACGTGTGCGCGGGTTCGCTTTTTATA